CGCGCCTAATCCCGTGAAGCTTTGACTGTAATCCTTGAAATGGGTAGTCATAATCAGCTGGTGGTTGTGGTGTTGTAACTAATTCAAGTAAAGATTTAGCATCTACAATACCATCAGGTCTGAATTCCTTACGTTTAAAGAATGCATCATCAATAGCATTGTAATCGCTAGCTTGTAAGGCGTCTGAGAGGTCTTTGTAAGCCTCTAGACGGGCGATGTAAGCCTTGCCAGGTGGTAGTACACCCGCAGCCTCTTCAGCAGCCTTCTGACCGGCTTCATCAGCATCGAACCAAAGCAAGATCTCTTCATAACCTTGAAGGAACTCTAGGTTCTTTTGGATTGCTTTCTTAGCTCCTGCTGCACCACTAGGTAATGATACTACAGGCCAAGTTGGGTATAGTTCTGCATAAGACACACAATCAAGTTCACCTTCTGTGATGATTATACGCTTACCACTACTGCCCCATAAATGTTGACCAAAGAATGTACCAGGTGATTCTCCTTCGTAAGTAAATTGTTTGTCTTTAGTTTTTATCTTAGCACCTTTTACAATGCCAGATGGATCATGATAGTAAAACCTTAGCTTGTCACCATCACGATATACTTTAAATTTTTCACAAGTCTTCTGACTGATCTTGCGTTTCTGCAACCTTTCGGCTGAGCCTTTGATCTGCACAATAGAATTAGTGTGAATGTGTGTTATTTTTTCTTGTTCATCTGTGTAAGTATGACAAACAAAACAATAACTGTGGTCAGTGTAGATAGCATTGCCATCTGATGATCCACAATTATTACAAGGTCCATGTCTTATAAACTCAGATGAGCCAGTCGATTGGGATGTTATGGAATGATGTCCACGGTATGTTATGTTTGTCACACCATTTAGCGTATGTAGTCTTTGATCCTTTACTAATTTTATTATATGGTGCTTGAAAGACCATACGTAAATCAAGTTCAGGGTGTTGTTCTTTTACGTTCTTGATCTTACGTCTGTCTTCAGCTTCCCAATAACCTTTACATTCTAAATATATCCCATTAGGTAATAGAAAATCAGGAGTGTAGATATGCTGGATGACATATGGAACCTTTGTTGATTCATACTCATACTTAACACCCAGCTCACACATAAGATCAGCAACTCGTTCTTCAAGTCCTGATCGAAATGCCATTAGAAGTCCTCATCCTCTACGGTTTCAGTAGGTGTTACATTAGGCTCACTAGCCTTAAACCCTTCAGTCTTACCAAAAAGTGCTGCTACGTCTTCTGTAGACATATCACCAGTATCTACACCAGCTGATGTATTGAGAGACACCAATTGTACACCAACCAATTTAAGGCTTGTTCCATACGTAACTCCATCACGGAGGATATAGGGTTTCTGATAGAACGCAAGTTTAACACGACTACCAGCATACATAGGTGTATTGTCATCAGAAATAATTGTTCCCTCAGTATCGACAACAGGTGGACGAGATTCTTCATTCCAAGAGAACTTTACTTTGTATTGTCCTTCAGTTACTTCTTCCCAAGGTTCAGGCTTAAGTGTAGAACGCTTAGGATTTTTTAGTTTAGTTTCAGCCCATTTAAGGGACTCGACTCTATCATCTTCTAGTACATCAACCATGGATTGATCAACTAGAGCAGCAAGTGAATAGCCAAACTTACTTGGTTTCAGTACAGCTTGATAGCCTTCAAGGACTACAGGCTGTGCGGTTTTGTGGATTGTACGTGGCATTTAACAGAAAAAATAAGTGGAATCAATTACTGAAGATGGTTCTAGATCTCCAATAATCGGTGGGTCAGTCTCCGCGCCTATCTGGTCAGCGAAGTCTTGCAAGTAATTGTGTTCGGCAAAGAGGTGCATATATGTCTCTCGTACAATTGCACTGAGAGTAGACATATCGGTAGCACGACACAATACAGAATCATGAATGAGAGCGATCGGTGCATTGAAAGCCAATGCGCTGAAGTGGAGAAGGGAAGCATCGAGTGAATGTATTAGATTGGGTGCTGTTGCATTTTTGTGGTGTTGTTTGTCAACCTTGTCACTATCTTGTGTAGCAACTTCTAACTCACAACGACCAAGCAGTTGTAATTTAACTGTTACAACTTCTTTTTTCATAAGTTTTTGATTAACAACAAAACCTGATGGTGTAGACCAAGTTAGTTCTGTTTTACCCAAGTCGATTGCTTTAGCAACCTCCTCTTCAATCCAACTCATGACAGCCATAGGACCAGGTACGACCTCATCCATAGCATTTCTAACAGCGATGACAGTTTTTGTCAAGTCATCTTTATCAATCTCAATACCTTTTTCAAGTAGTGCGTCCTTGATGTACCCACGATTAGAGAAAGGTTTTGCATTGTAAGGTACGGTCATTACTACACGTTTGACTACCTTTCTATCCATATAATTACGAATAGAATTAGGGCAGTAAGGAGTAGCAGTACTAGCGACGACAGCATAAGCATCCTGCGGTTTATCAGACGGTAATACGTTAACTAGACTAGCAGTATTCTTATCTTTAGCAAGACCTGCTAATATCTGTAACCCACTACAAGTAGCATCTGTAGCTACAGGCAAGCTTGTAAAATGACGATCACACTTAAGCACACAATGATAATACTCATCACATGCTGCAAGAAACTGCCATGGCTCATTTGCTGCTTCCCAGTCGTGAATGTGTAAGATAGGATTACTAGCGACACAAGTTATAAGATGAGTATTATTCTTTACCCAATCTAATCTTTCTTGCATTGTAGCTTTATCTAGACCATAAGTAGTAGCTACTTGAAATGCTAACCAGTCTTCAGCTTCAGGTGTCATGTAAGCTGGTTCAGCAAAAGACAATAAACTTTTTCCAAAGTCTGTGTCTTGTGGTGTTAAGAATGCAGGGATTGGGTAAGCTCTACCTCTGTAATCAAAAGACCAAGGAATAAAGAATTTATCTTTATCTTTAAATCTTTGTACAGCTTCCATTGTCATTCTTGTTCTACATGACTTCTTAAACTCTTGAGCTTGTAGATTGTAAACAGCAGCAGCTTGTCTATTATAATCATGACGAGCTTCTTTATTAGTTGCTATGTCTACAGGCTTAGGAGGTAAGTCATGATGAATAATAGGGAGAAACTTACCGACAGCTCGTTCCAATCTATCTAGTTCTTCCGCTACACCCACAGTAAAGGGGTTTAGACGATAAGCAACCTTCTGAATTCGGTTCAAGAACTCAATAGGTCTCTCTCCCTGTATACGGGTCGGATCTCCCCTTCGTACCATATCATGACCACGCATTACCTCATTTAAGATGTAACCTCCACATTTTTCATGTGTCCAGTCATTAGGTTCGATTAGCATTGGCCACGCTAGTGGGCTGAATAACTCAGCATCACGCATTACTGCATCCTTGATCTCAAGAAATTCTGGAGTCGGTACAACGTATTGGACAGTTTTTCGTCCTTCTCGTTGCATGTTTTTTGTGAACCACCCGCTACTTTGCATGATGCAGTCAAGTAACCAGCCTCCAAGTTTAATGCGATTAGCTCTGCCCCATGTGTTCCATTGTTTAACGTCATAGCGATTCATCAAAGTACGGATCACAACTATTTTTTGTTGTGTACCAATTGAACGATGCCAATAGTTTTCTTTTAGTGTGCGTAGTAAGCCTGGTGCATGTTTTTCGTAGTGACGCATCTGGCATTCTTGCTCAACAGCAAGACCAATAGCATCACACACATTTACTACTTGATTGCTTTTGTCTTTGTATGAAAAGACTTTATCAAACGTTAGTTTGACAGCTAATGCAGCAGCAGCCAAAGGCTCAACATCAGCAAGATACTGTTGTATTTCTTTGAATGCTACACCTGTTTTACCACGTTTAATAGCATATTCTACAGTGTTTTCAATACGTGCAACCACAAGAGGCAACAAGGTATCAATAGAAGCAGCCCCGTACACAGTAGCAGACGCATAAGATTTGTTTTCTAAGTCGTAGGTGTTCTTATGTAGACGCTTGAGACCTTGTGAAATAGCTTCACGCTCTAATTGAATCTGTTCGTCTATCTGTGCTGGTGTCGGCAAAGAAGTCCTCCGTAACTGCGTCCTTGATGAATGTGTAGCATTGTGCTAGCTCAGGATAGTCCTCACTAAACTCTTCAAACTGTTCAATCGTAATTAAGCTCATCTGTTTTGGGTGTAATAAAGTGCAGTTGTTCATCAGTGCAGACAACAAACTCGTTGCCGCTCTTCATTAGTTTTTCGATCTTTTTATCAGCAGCATATGGCTTCTGATACGTGTATTCTTTGACCTTACCTTTAGTTGTTGTTTCCCGTATGATACAACATATTGAACTAGGTAATTCCCAGCCGCTTAACTTCCAATCAGCAAACTCTTTAAATGTTGGTGCATAAAGAAACTCATCAGGAATCTCTTTCCATTGTCGCCAATTGTTTGGGTAATAAGGTTTTTTTACCATTCGTCATCATCCAAATAAACATCTTTTAAATACTCAGAACCACCGGACAATTCAACAGCAGCCCATATAGCGTGCTCTGAATCGGGTGCCAATAACCATTGCACCTGACCATCTGTTGTAGTGTAACGCCAAGTCTTAAGTGTCTGTCTTTTTAGCATTTGGTTTTGTTCTTGTGCGTGGTTTAGTTGAAAGCTGCGTCCTTGTGAATGTGTCACGTTTAGCTAACTCTTCATAAATTGATGTCCATTTATGATTAGGATAGTGATGAAGAAAACATAAGATAGCATTCTTGATGAAAAAATCATCATCTAATGATTTAGATTGCATGTGTTTTATGGGTGTTGTTGGGTTTGATCTATTGTTGCAGGTGTCAATTCATCTAATACTTTTACTAATAAATTGCGTTTATTAAGAATCTTGATAATTGTTTGGTGATTATTTATTTCTTCTCCTGTTGTTTTTTGATCAATCATGTTTACCATATCTTGGAGGTAATCTAAGAAATCCTTAGGATATGTTTCATCCATACTGATACATGACCAAAACCATTCATAACACTCAGTATAAGGATCATCATCAGGTAATATAGCGTAACCTTCATAATTACCAGTCATTAAATCCCTCCACATATAAAAGTTACATTTGAATGAATTAAACCAGGCTGGGATGAGGTGCTTGAAAATGTAGTCAGTCCAGGTCATGAGTCC